TCAGGTACTTCTTGTGGCTGTGCAAATTGAATCACCTGATTACTCTTTCTACTATTACCCTTACGGCGATAACCTAAAATCATTACCTTACCGTCCTCGGTTTTCTGAAGAATAGGAACGAGACGGCCTTGCATTACTAGTTTGTTTACTTTTTGTGGTGACATAAATTTTAATTTGAAAGTGGAGATGAGGGGAGTTGAACCCCTGTCCAAACAACTTACGCTAAAAGGTCTACATGTTTAAGTGTCTTTAGCATTTCAGCCACCTACGGTGACGAAGACTTTAGGCTGCTTGGCGACACTAACCGAGTTTTTAGTCTGCCTATAGACATTACCGCACATCTACAAACGGAGGATTCCTTTTGTTACGTTGATACAGTCCACAGTTCAACTACCTCTGTTTATCAATATAACCTTAGAGGATCTGGTTATAAGGACCTTAGGCTGCTAAGAGATACTCTTCTTCAACACCAGCGAGGAACTCGTCGGCGTTGTTGAAAATATACTCGGCTTCAGCCAAGATAGCATCAGTATTATCTTTTGCTTTTAGTTTTTTGATCTGCTTTTTACGAGGCCAGCTGATCAACCTCGACATGCACTCTCAGTTTCAACTATTTGTCGAAACCAGTACATCCCCAAATTTTCAAAGATCTTTTGTATTTATAGATTTTATATCAAATGTAGCATTGTGCCACATTTTAATTTGACTTGATGTAAAGTGTTTAATATCTCCTCCATCCTCTAATACAACAGCAAAAATATCATTTTCCCATGTACCGCCATCTCGAACATATATTGCATACCCACTGCCCATAGGGGTAATAACAGGCATAGGATTTCGAAATTCAAGAAACATTACATTTTATACAATACTCTTGTTAAAGCACTATTTGTTTTATTGACACCTCTAATTGTATATCGAATCAGAGTTCTATACCAGCTAAATTTTCTTAGGAATGACACAATTCTTCTTGAAAGCTTTTTATTCTCTACGGCTCTTTTTTCAGCCCAGATTTTATTATTAGCAATTCTTTCGCTGATCGGATCTTTAGAGACCTTAATAAGTTTAATGTCATCAAGCTTACCCTTAGTGAAATAGGCTTCAAACTCAAACCACCAGTCATAGCCTTGGATTAATTCAATATCATCCCAGGTCATTTGCTCCGGGTCATCGCTAATCCAATCCCAATGATAATCATTATTGTCGGTATGAGTAGTATAGAAATTAATAGTTCCGTGATAATCAACATCTCTCCATTCTTCTTTAATGACTTCAAAATATCCTTTTAAGAAAGCACTATCATCATCTCTCCATTCTCTTTCTTGCCAGAGATGACGAAGTTTACCAGCTTTAGTAACCTCGTAAGTATCTAAAGCGTTGTCTAAATCTTTAGTTTGAAAGTCTAGTTCTTCCCAATCAACATCGAGAGCTTTAAGCTCTTTAGTTAATGGAAGCTTTTTCTTTATGTAGATGTGATCGAACATTCCCATTTGTAGTAATTATACAGCCTTTTATTTGTTCGGCAAGAATAAATATTAATAGATGAGCAAAAGTAAGCGCTCTCGCAAAGCTAAAGTAGTAAATAACAGCAAAGCCGAGAGCAATACGGCGCCGGTCCCTGACACTTCACCATATGTGTTTCAAAGGGAGAAGATCAGCTATGACCTCAGTATTAGAGAGCTTCCATGGACTGAAAAACAAAAAGCTTTAATAGAACTTTTCCTCGATAAGAGATGTAAAGTTTTATTTCTTAAAGGTGTAGCAGGTACATCGAAGACAATTCTCTCTATGTATCTTGGGTTACAGCTTTTAAACAAAAAGAGAGTATCTGATATTGTCTTAATCCGTTCAGCTGTTGAGTCTGCTGATTCAAAGCTGGGTTATCTTCCCGGAGACATTACCGACAAGTTTGGAGTATATCTAGCACCCTTCAATCACAAGTTTGAAGAGCTTTTGCCTAAACCTCAAATTGATAAATTAGAAAAGGATAACCGTTTTGTTATCTGCCCGATTAACTATGCAAGAGGTTTGCATTTTGCAGCTAAGTTTATTTGCTGTGACGAGTCTCAGAACTTAACCATAGCTGAGCTCAATACTCTCATGACCCGTATGGGCGAGTTTGCAAAGGTTATTATTTGCGGTGACCCCGAACAGTCAGACCTTCCTCATGGTAAATCAGGATTTACAAAAGTTTATGATGCTTTCAATACTGATGAAGCTATTGAACAGGGTATTATTTGTGCAGAATTAACTGAAGAAGATATCGTTCGTTCTGAGCTCTGCAGATACGTTACTCATAAATTTAAAGAAATAAGGGCAGCAAATACACCCCAAAACCATCACGGGCACAAATAAGTATATATGTGAACGCTCTCATTGACGAGCTTTACGACCCAGATGATTGTAAGAGAATAAGAGACTTTTACAAAGGTGATAACTCGCTTCATACGGCATTGCGTCAAGCCATCGGGGAACAGATTACTTTAAAATCTGAAAAGTTTTTATCTACCAACCCTGTAGACGTTATTTGTCTTGTTTGTTTAACTGCTAGGTTTGCCTCCTCAGAAGATGAATGTCATAGAGTAGCTATTACCGTAAGTCAAATGCTTGACGAACCTAACCCTTTACCGTATTTGCATAAAGATGATCCGTTAACTCTTGCTAGTAAGACACTTATATCATTATCCTTCTTTTATAAGGCGTTAGAACATAGATTCTCGCGTCACGGAGCACCCTCTCCCACGTTTTATCGCAATCTTTCTAAGTCTGTGTTTAAATCGAATAAGCAGCCAGATATAGCAGCTCACCATGAAAAGTGGGAAGGTTTTTTAGGAGAGATGTTTTGTTAGTTGTAATTTAGTTATAGTTATTATAAACTATATCTATGGAATTTAGTACCGCCTACTTAAATCAAAATTACGATACATACTATACCAATTTATCATCTGCTTTACAAAAGGTATTATCAGGGTTTCAAACTGAAGAATTCCTATCCACACAACAAACCCTATTGAGCAATATTCAGTCATTAACCGCTCTACAAATGGTTGATGATGTAGTAGCTTCCCTGTCGAGTATACCTCTACACCCTTATCAAAGATTGATGTGGAAGTATTTTGATCCTGATCATCAATTCAAAACAATTGACGAAGTAGAAGATCCAGGTAAGTTATCTGTATTTCAGTGTATAGAGTATCTTGAACAAAGAGGTAGGGCATGTGAAAGTATGATGTTTCATAATTTAACAAGTAATCCCGATGAACAATTACCTGCTATGTGGTGCTCGCTTTCTGCAAACGAAGCGTTATCTGCAAACGAAATAGTTTACGATATTGAAAAACAGAAGAAATATTTAGAATTTTTTGAAATGGCGCGCCGAGTACCAGTCAACGATATTACGGAACAAAATGCGGTTGAGATAGGCCGTAAACTTATAGCTGAGTTTATAAGGGTTGTTTAGACCTTGTATTGACCACCGACAAAGAATTGACCAACGGCTGATGCAAGAGCACCAACTCCTCCTAATATCTTTGTAATAATATCAGCTCCACCGCCACCATGAGCTGCAGGCACCTTACTATTAATGCCAGCGCCATCCGCTTCAGCTCGAACTGATTCAGCTGTATGCCCCTTATGATTAATTGCCGGTACAGTCATATTATGAGAGTGCACACTGTCCGGAACTGAATGTTCATGAGGAAAATTTATTATAGGGTGAATACCTATTGATGACCCGTAAAGGATGGTCGCAACCCCTGTAGGCTTTAATTCAAGAGGTAACTGACTATACAAAATACTTGTAGCGTTATCTTTTATTTTTAAAATAGCTCGCGGGTTCAAGGGGTTCATTGCTCCTGCTAGCACCATATCTGTCGAACTGTCGAGAACCCATTTAAGAAAATTTTTAACCGCATCTACTTGTAATGTTGGTATAACAGGTCCGCCCCATACAGCTGGACCTGTTAAAATGTCTGTAGTACCTGAAGCAATTTTTGTCGTTTCCTGTCTTTCCGGCATTGTCATATTTGCCGCGTATAAGTTATCTATGTAGCCGCCACCAGCCTGTAAATTACCAGACGCTGAGAATGATCCGTTTATATTAACAAAACCTTCTCCTTCCGGTGTCATTGATATACTCTTTTTACTAGTAAACTGTAAATGATCTCCTTCCACTAACGTAGTACCAACACTACTACCAATTGCAACCTCTGCTCCAGTAAATCGAACTATACCGCCATCAATATTAATAGGCCCGTTTGTTGAAAGATCAATACCCTGAGCACCAGCCGCTAACTTAAACTTATTAGCACATTGTATGTAGTAAAGTCCGCCACCTGTATTACTAGGAACATTATTACCTGTAACAACATTCGGACCTTTATCTTTTTCGGGCCCTTCTTGAACACCACCTCTACCTTTCTCTTTAACAACAGCGCGTGCTTGATTAATGCCCTTACCTTTGTGCACGGTATAAGATTGAGCGCTGTTAAAAGTACGGCCCACTATTTCAATTTTAGCCCCGGCAACCCGAGTAAGCATATTACCACCAGGGGAATTACCTAATTTTCGTTCAAGCGCTAAAATTCGCCCTGCCTTGCCCTTTAAATAATTAGCAGCAGCTGCATCCTGAGAAGCTGTATCTGTAGCATCTTCAATCTCTTTAGAATTACCACACGTTCTACATTCCCCGCCTAAAGCATCCTGTTTTGATACTTTAATAGCACCCCCTAAAAAAACGTTAATTAAATCAATTAATGCAAATAATACATTTTGAAGTCTTGGAAAAAGCGTCATGCTAGAACTCGTTCTTCCATTTTTTTCTGATAAAACTTCCCCTTTGCAGTATGGGCATTCTACTTTTCTTTTTGCACTACCACCACCACTATCACTCTTAGTGGCACTAGTAGGACCTTCTTCTATCGGTATTGTCTCGTTAATGTTAAAAGCAGGAGAATCAAAATTACTATTAATACCACCAGCCAACGTACTTGCCCCCGGTACAGGTTGAGATTGAGAAAGTCCTTCAGGGTTGCTCGGATCATAACCGATACTTAAATTTTGATTACGATTGTAATCCGGTGCCGGCGCATTTTGAATAACACTATTTAAATCATTAGGGTTGCTAGGATTTTGATTCGGTGTAACACTAAATGACCCGCCACCACCACTATTAGGGGTGCTCGGATTACTCGGATTATTTGGGACTAAACCACCAGTGCTTAATGACATAATTTAACTTATTTAATTTCTAATCGTATTACTACTACCCGACCTGAGATTTTATATTCATGGCTTCATTTATATAAGTTTGTATTTCATCAGAAGCCGCCATAGCCTCTTCCGTCCAATTACCCACTGTTAAAAAGTGATCCTGTTCGGTATATACATTATTATCCCCTCTTACACGTACCTCTCTGTTTGCTTCTGCTATTTCATGAAGATCCCCTCTTACCCGAGTTGTATGATCATATAAAGAGTTTAAAGAAGTATGACTTTCTTCAAACGTTAAATTAGAACCATTTTTACCATAAACCTGAAATACCGAATTAGGCTCTAAACCACTATCCTGTGTGACCTGTATAGAATTAAAACCTCCACCATAAAAATTACCAAACATACGTTCAACTCCTTTCCGCCCTCCGCCATCCCCAGCACCTAACCCCGGTGAACTATATTGATACATATTTTGCCATTCTCTTTGCCCGTAACTGGCTGCAAAATAAACCGGGAATAAAGGATTACCCTCTCTAAAAAAGACCCAAACAGCAGTACCTTCACTAGCATAGCCAAACATACCTAAAGCTTGGTTATTAGTATTTGGACCTGACATACCTGCAAACTGAGTCGGGTGTTGAATAGTAGCCGTAGTTCTTAGTTTGGCTAAATCCCCAATTTTGTCTTGTTCGAACGTTTTTGAATAAAATGTCTCCCCACCTATATCGACAACTGATCCTACAACTGCGTCATAACCCCCGTTCTTTACACTTGCTGCAACACCAGCAGAAGCATTATGCGTGGCTCCACCGGTAATATTTGAACCATTTAGAACATTATTAATCAGCCCTTGATACAATTGGCGCTCACTATCTGTCAGATTAGCTGCAGCATTACTAAAGCCCCCGTCCTGATAAGGTTGGTAGTATTCAGTGTTTGATATTATTTGATTAATTGTTTGACCTTGTACCCCTGCACGGTTAAAAACTGTTTCGATAAAGGCTTGTTGGGCCGTTGCTCCTTGACTTCCAACTTCCGCTTTTATTAAAGTGTAAAATTGCTCCATCGTAGCTGAGCTTTGTAATTCAGGGGAATATTGTTGTCTAGTTTGTGCAACCGCTGCACGACCTGTATAATCGTTTATTTCTTCACCAGGTTGTACCATATTTGTATCAGGTGTCGGCCAAGGTATAGCAGAAGCATTAACTCCAGGCATTGATTCAGTGCCCGTAGGTGTTGAGTTTGGAGTAATACCTGTACTTGAAGTAGCTTGGCTTAGGTGAAAAAGGTACATAGGGCCTTCTGGTGTCTGTATTTCTAAAGCTAGCCCTGTCCCTGTACGGGAGGATGCACTTCCAAATTGGCGAACAACAGTAGCTCCGCCTGTCAAGCCAACCGCAGTCCCTGTAGGAGTACCTAAATCAATACCTTTATGAAATGAGCTACCTGTACCTCCTGATGTTTTAGGTGGTGTTCTAGGTCCGTAACCACTTGTAACCCTAAATGATGACGCTAGACCACCGTTTAAAGTTACATATCTATCGATATCAGCAGTAGTAATAGGTCTTCCATCTTTCCAGCGCACGTCTAAGTGAGGCCCGCTGCTGTTACCAGAATTACCGGTTTGGGCTACTGTACCGCCAGGAGAGATGCCAGGTGCACCTCCTGTCGCTATACCGCTGCCTGCATAGGAGCCAATATTACGAACTGCTTCAGAGCCGTTTTTAACTGATGGGGAAGCCCCAATAATTGGTGCAGCACATTCAGCCCAAGGTAATACTTGTTTTAATTTTGTAACAGTATTAATATCGAGAGTAGCAGGTAGTCCGTCTCCAACAATATCAAACGATATATCTTGCTCAGATTCATTCCAGCCTTCAAACATAGCAGGCATTAAATGGGGCACAAATACCTGTACACGGCCTCGCCCATCCGGGTCTTTTTCACCCCCGGTTACAACTACACCTAAATAATTTCCAAAATATTGTTTCATAAATTATATTAATTAGGGATATAAAATTACTTATCAGGCACCTGTTTGACCTCCACTGTTCGGTGCTTGAGCATACTGACTATTATTTTGTCTAACAGTTTCATCGACATAACCTTTAGTGTATTTACCTTCTTCGAGTTCAGGGGTAAAGCCTTGTGGTGTGTTACCTTGAAATGCAGGGTTATTATTACCTGCGCCCGCCAATAAAGGACCTAAAATACTATATTGAGCTGCAAAGTTTTTAAGTATTGTGGATATAACACCTTGCTGACCTGCCTTTAAAACAGATTCAAAAGCATAACCCATATTACCGTTAAACCCTACACCTGTAATTTTTGATATTCCAGCAAATGCTGATGATAGCTCCGGGGGTAAGATTTTGTTAATTAAGTTTTGAGGCTGTGTAAAATACCCAATAAATTCATTAATTTGAGGTGGAACCAATGACACTAAAAGATTAGCAGGGTTGTTTATAATACCACCGATTTGGTTACCAAAATTAATAACTTGATTTGTAAAACCTGTTATAGTGTTACCGGCTCCTAAAAATATTGAAGCTATACCTCCAATTTGATTTGCTAAGGTTGATGCAGCTTCTAGTAGCGCTAAAATCTCTCTAAGAGGTATAATAGAATCTAAAAAGTCTAAAATAAATTCAATAAAACCGTCTATAATACTTTGTAGCAATTTACCAATTGATTGCATTATTGCAATACATCCGTAATAAACTTCTGCTAAAATACTAAGCGGGACAGCTAATATACTATCTATTGTTGCTGCAATATGCTGTAAACTTGAAAATAATTGGCTTGGTAAATTTACTAAATTTTGTAAACCTAAATTTACTACAGTACCGTTAACTCTATCACCAAACCCGGGAGAAATGTTATTAAGAAGATTTGTAGCTATATTACCTAATCCGTTAGGACCTAACGGGTCTTTTAGCACCCCGGTTATAGTACCGAGCGTCGACCCCATAAAATCAGATATAGGTTCAAGATTCTTGCGCAATTGAGCAGAATATTGAGTAAGGGTAGCAGTTATAGCAGTACTAACCTCCCCGATCGATGAACTTAAATTACTAAAAGCGCCTCCTAAATTATCACCAATAAATTTTTGATATCGCTTTGATTGTGTGTATGCCTCTCTAGAGACGTTAGCAGTACCTGTTACTAATTTATTACCAAAACTTGAACCTAAAATTTGTTGAGCATGCGGATCTTTTCTTAAAAGTATTGCTACGGGATCTGTAGGAGATGTTTTTTTAGCAGATCGCGTTGGTCTGGCTTTTTGAGTTCTAGCTGGTGCGCTAGCAGGAGCTTGCAAATCAAATATAGAGGTAACACCACCTGGGTCAATAGGTTGCGCTATATAGTTTGATTGTGTTGTAGATCCGCCCGGGCTTGTTGTTGCCATTAATAATATTTAGCTAGTAAATTAGATTTTGCTAAATATTATTTTTTTATTATACGTTTTTTATTCTATTGACGTATCCCCAGAAAATACAACGACGTACCCCCGTCCAGCTCTGTGTATCGTAATATTGTGCATATACGGTACCGTCAGAATTTGTTCTAACAGGGTTACCGTTTGCATCTACAAAGCCGTAATAGCCGCTGCCTGGATTGTAGTAATAGTAAGGCCAAATCCAGTATTTCCAATACCAGCGATAATAACTATATGGCCAGAACCTCCATCTCACTAACGAGGGATTTGGTCCAGGTTGTCTAAACAATCTCCAAGGAAGGGGCTTACTAGGGCCTGAGGTATCAGGATTAGATATTTGTATAATACCTGGAGCATCTGCTTGTACGTATCCCCATTTTGTTTGTGGTTTAATAGTCATTGTCATGCCTATTTCAACCTTTTGCCCGTTACTAATTTGCAAACCATCACACAATTTAATACCACGGCTTGCAGGAGCCAACTCAGCGCCACCAATGGCTACACTAGTAGATTCTTGCTGTCTCCAAGGATACCATCTCCATCCCCAACCCGCTGGGTAATAGTACCACCAGTTCCAATTTGATGGTTTGTAGTATCCCCACCAACGCCACCAATTCCAATATGGAAATTCAGAACCGAACGTTGTTGTAGTGGTTTTAACAATAGGGTTTGCACCTGCAACGTGTACACCAGGTAGTTTGAGAGGTATATCAATACCCCCTACCCGAATTGGAAAATCGAGCGTTGTTGCTGCTAAGTCGTCTCCTTTATATCCTTCTGTAAAGGGAAGCTGTATGTCATCTGTTGGAACCTGACACCATAAGTGCACTTCATCAATAACACCGTTTGCAGTAGGAGCTTCATGTAAAGTATGATTGACTGTAAACTGCCATGCATTTAAATCTGTTTTAAATTCAAAACGAAACGGCCCTGTTTCATCGGTTGAATTTAAACTCGGTTGAATACTCGGGTACAAAGGACAATCTACTGGGCCACCGCTAGGGGCTACGGAAAGGTGCTCTCTTGTAAATATTCTCATATATTTTATATTTATTATTAATTTCTATTGTTACAACTTAATATATTCTACCGTATGTCGGGCCTGAAAACATCTGCATGGCAACTACTGCATGATCTGACAATAAAAATTCTGGATTTACTGATAAAATAACTGTATTTGTTTCGGTTCTTATTAAAACACTATCGTTTTCTTTCATTGTACGATAAACAAACTCTTCATCGTCTTTCTCTTTAAAAAATACACCTTCAGCGTTTCCTACATTTTTTGCTGTTAAACTGCAAACAGCAGTTTGCAAAATTTGAAAATTACTGTTAATTTTTTCTCTAGAATCACCAATACATTCTGTACCTGAGATTGGCTGGATAAAGGGACAAGATAATGCCATATAGTTTATTTAATTTAAAGTAGCGCGAACTCTTCAGGCCACGTTTGTTTAATAAGTATTAAATCATCAGGTAAAGACTTCTTAGTAATATCCCGTAAAGTTTGTTTTATTTCTTTTATTTTATCAATTTTTTTAGTGTCGTTCGATTCCAAAGCTATAAGATATTCTGTATCATATTTTTTAAAAAGCACTTGACGAGAGTCTCTCCATCTATTACGTTGCACTTCTTTTGCTTTTTCAATGTCAATATAAAGAGCTTGGGTGTTCCAGTTCGCTGTCCATGCGTCAAAAAAATACGGATCCAAATTAACTTCATTGTTTAGAAGGAAAAACCAAGGCGAGCCTTCTAAAACATATTTTTTAGATATATCATCAAGATTATCTGTTTCTTGATTTTCTAAATTTATATTAATAATTTCCAATTTATTAAATTTTTCAGTAACAAGTATTTTATTCATTTATAATTTAATCTTTCTTAAAGAATACTAGGTAAAAGGTCGCCACCATAAAATGTAACACTCATACGACTAGGCACATCAGTTACAAGTGTGGGCACGCCTGTTGTTGGCTCAATTTGCCAAATACGAAATACCATTTGGGTTGCAGTTTGAGAAGCTATTGTTGCAATATAAGGCCTGTTAACTTGAGGTATACCGCCGTAAAACTCACCAACAGAAATACTTGCAGTATAAAACGTTGTATCAAAAATTCCTGCAGGGAACGTTATAGTTAATAAATTACCGCTATATGACATTGATTGAATATTGTAGCTATAAGATGTAGTTGAATTTAACCACAACCCCCATGCTTTTACTAATTGCTTTTTGTCCCCGAGTGCTGCTGTTCCAAGACCTAAGTTGAGACGGGATATAAGGCGCGCCGCTGACGGATCATACTGATTATTCAGTTCCGAAAAGTTATTTTCTATACGAAAGAAAGGGGTGTTTGTTACAACTTGAGACGACAGAGATTGTATTGACGTGCTTTGGTCACAGACAACACTATTTAAATTATTAAAATTAGTATTAATTTTAAATAATGAATCTCCTATACACTCTGATGGTGAAATAATAGAAACGTAATTGCAATTTGCCATTATAGTTATTTATGCGCAAAGTTGTATCACTCAATAAAAAAACTCCCGGCCTTTCGACCGGGAGCTGTGAATTGTGCTTTTGTACTGTAACAAAAAGATTACAGATAGATAGCGGCTTGACCAGGTGTGAATGCTGATCCAAGACCTGTGCAGATTACCAAGTGGTAATACAGATTAGCACCAAAGATGTGGTCAACCACGCCATAGCGTGTCAACATGCCAACGCGAGGAGCGAAGTCATTTGGACCAACAGTTCTTTGTACCATTACAGGAATGTAAGGACAGTAAACGATACCAGTGTCATAATACTCAGGGCCCTTGTAACCAAGGAGAGCATAATCAATTGGAGCTGTACGCTCTGCAGCGTAGCGACTACCAACTGGATTATATCCTGGGTTCAATTGAGCTTCTGTACGAGTATCACGATAGATTTGGAAGCGACCACCTACTGAACCTACCTTGGCGATACCAACAGGTTGTGTGTTAACATTACCGTTGACAGGCATCCAAGTGAAGTTAGGAAGTGTTTCAAGAATAGCACAGATACGTGGTGTAGCGATGATGAAGTTAGCAGCACCGCGACGGTTGCGGATAGCAACACGGTTTGCCTCAACAACCAAGCGGTTGTAGAAGTCGCGAGCGCGCTCACCTGACCAGCGAGCATCAGCTGAAGCAGCTGACCATGTTGAATAACCAACACCTGAGCCGGCGTTCAAGCAGACTTGGATCATACGAGCAATCATCTCGCGATCGATTTCGGCTTGAATTTCGTAACTCATTGCGTTTGTTAATTCAGCATCTACGTCAATACCATTCATGTTCTTCAAATCTTGTTCAAGCTCAACTGACCATTTAGCAGCTAAACGACGTGTACCAGCCTCAACAGCTGTCTTTTCGAATGCAACAGTGATTTGAGGAATCTTGGATGTAAGTTCAAATTGTGAAAGAACTTGGGCTACGCCTGCGTCCTCGTGCATATTTGACCATACATTTGTTAATCCTGAAAGTTGTGCACTTGATGTACCTGTGAAGGCAGTATTCAGATAGTTGTATCCGATTTCTTTGCCATTTGAGGTACCTGTGTGACCACCTGTGAAGCCTGCATCGGCATTACCGTCACCAACGTTTGAGCCCTTATAACCAAGTGCTTCGGCGTCGTACTTATAGCGCATAGCGAATGCAAGACCAACAGGTCCTGTCATTGGCTGAACACCTACGATCTCATTTGTGATGAGTTCGGGGAACGTACGGCGAATCATTGGTATGAGAACTTTTGGTAAACGGGCATCACCTTGAGCATAACGGTCACCTGAGAAGGTGCCTGCTGTGCCTTGATGAGAACCGAAAACACCGCCGGAACCGGCAGAGTTTGACTCAAAGCACCACTTTTCTTGGTTTTCAAGAAGGATAGCGGTGTTTAAGCGTACATGCTCGTCGTTAATTGCTGCAACTTTGTCTGAAGTGTAATCCAATACTGGTGTCCACTTTTCAACTAATTGTTCAGCACTTGTTTTATCGATGTGTAGAAGTTTCATAGTTAGATATTTCCTTTCCCTTTTATAAATAAAAGGTTTTCGACCTTAAGGGAGTATAAAGAATTGGATTAGATAAGGCGAAGCTTAGTCGTATCCCGTTTCTTCATCTCGTTCAGATATCCGCTTACGCCTGTATCCTCTACAGCGTAAGGGGCAGAAAAAGGCTCATCAGCTGGTTCATTAGCTTCAGGGCGATCTACTGACTCAACAATGCGAGCAGCAGCTTTTTCCTGAGCTGTTTCAACCTCATCCGATGTCTCTTTCTCGAACATCTCAACTACATACTGAAAATTCTCTTGAATATATTCGGGAGATTTCCCTTTCAAGAGTTTACTGACATATTTTTTAGCAGTAACTGGAAGCTCTTTTGTTTTTTCTTCAAGCAATAAATGAGCTTCTACTGTCTGTAGTTTATGATTTATAACAGTGTTTTGTTCTATTGCTTCGTTTAATTCTTTCTTTAAAGAATCGATCGTTTTTTTACCATCTACTAAAGCCTCTTTGACTTCAGTATCAATAAATTCTTCGTTAATACCAACAAGCTTGCGAATTTCGTCAAGTACTTTACGTGAACGAATATTTTCTACTGCTTCATTAACTTGGGATGTCGGTGTAACTTTTTCTAGATATAGATCTAGATAATTAGAAATTTCTGTTACGAGTTGCTCTCTATAAACTTTTGCTTCTTCGTTAAGCTTAGTGTTGTATTTGTTAACGACATTTTCAAGCATCTTTGTATGAGTCTCATCAATTTTTTGAATTACTTTATTAAGTTTTTGAGCATGATCGAAGTCGATTGTCTCAACAAGTTTTTGAAGTTTTGCTGTATGATCTGTATCAATGGACTCAATTAAGGATTCAAGCTTAGCTGCATGCTCATCGTCAAGCTTTGTTGTAGCAGCCTCTACTGCAAGTTGGGCTCTTTGTTCTGCTTTTTCGGTTACGGCAGTTTCGAACGCTTCGTGTACTGCGGTTAAGGTCTCTTCTGTAATGAGATCTTTGAACTGTTCTTTGAGAATTGATTTGAAGTCCATATTTGTTATATATTTATTTATTCTAAAAGGGTTAATTTTCTTCTTGATTTATGTAAGAACGGATTTTATTTTTGATTTTAGCTTCAACAGCATCTTGTAGTGCTTGTTGTGCTTCGGAGTAATCTTTATTGGCAATCTTACCAATAAAGCTTGCAACTGTCTTTTGTTCTTCTTGTGTCATATGTTAACCTAATTTAATCTTGTTAATGAAACCAATCAAGGCTTCTCTTAAAAATGTATCTGTGCCATGTTTAGGCATGTTAGAAAGTTTATTGCCAAGCTCTGCTCTTGCAGCTGCTGAACATTCAATGATTGAACCATCAGGACGAATCATATACTCTCTTGACTCCATAACAGACTCAAGCATAGCATTTTGTACTGAAGGTTGGTGAACAACGTCAAGGCAGATAAGATGAAAATTTGAAACGTGCTTGGCATCTGACATCTCTTGAATATTACCTAAAGCACGAGAAGAGATACCCATTTTAATTCCGTCAGTAATAAGAGACTTAAGAAGTAAGCCCATAGGGGTGTTAAGCACTTGGGACTTACCCATGAAGTAGTTACCATTTTGTTTTAATTCTGTAACGAGGTGACAGGCATTGACAGGGTTAACTTCAGTTGATTGTGGGTGATTCATTTCACCGATAGCGCGGCGAGACTTAACCATCTCCTCGGTGTAACGGTTAACTTCTTTTACCATTTCGTCTAGTTTGTAGATACGACCGTTTTGATTTTTTTGCTCGGCCATTAAGAATGGACCGGTAATGTAGAGTTTTTGTTCTCCTTGACGATTTTTTTCCTCGATCATGAAATCGAGCCCGTCGTGGATATCTTCGACTAAAAATTTAAGTCCCATAGGTTTCTATTATTTAATCTATCAGGTATGCATTTCTCCAGTGAAAAAGGCATAAATATTGCTAGTATGTTTACAGCACTATTAGCCTTCACAGCTTTATTGGTAGCCGGTTGCGGGGCTTACTTTTCCGTACTCGGCATTGCAACTCTATTTTCAGGTCACTTCTGGCAGGTGGCTATTATGGCCGGGTCCTTGGAATTAGGTAAATTAGTCGCAACCTCTTTCTTGTATCGTTATTGGAAGAAGATTATTTGGTTCTTAAAAGTTTATATGATAACAGCCGTTTTGGTACTCATGGTTATTACATCCATGGGTATTTTTGGTTACCTATCATCAGGGTATCAAGTCAATGCCGGTAAGACTGAATTAATCGACAATAAAGCTGCTCTTATAGTACAACAGAAGGATAATGTTTCTAAAGAAATTGAACAGATTAATGCTCGTATTAATACCCTTAACGAAGCTCGTAAGTCTCAAGAAGCACGTTTACCTTCTATGTCTCGTCGTTCAGCTGCGCCTGTCTATGAAGACATGGCTAGATCTGCAGAAGAGATTAAAGGTTTAACAGCACGTGTTCAAGAACTTCAAACACTTGTATTTGAAAAGGATAATGAACTCATAGCTTTAAAATCTGAAGGTAATGAAGTACATGATATTGGTACCTTTAAGTTTGTAGCTGAATCAGTCGGTCTGCCACTCGATACAGTTGTAAAGATCTTTATTATCTGTATTGTGCTTGTGTTTGATCCTTTAGCTGTATCCCTTGTACTAGCATACAATATTGCAAAAGGTGGTTCAGTATTAAAAGAGACTAAACAACTTTTAGTAGATGAACCTATTCCTGCACAGCCTAAAACTAAGACAATTATAACAGAAGAGATTATTGAAGAAGTAGTTCCAGATTCAGGAAAGACTAGAAAGTATTCTTCAAAGGCCTAAATGCTTTTCGGTTAGAATAGTAAATTCGTACCCCTTCTTCTTACACCATTGCTCAGCGGCTTGCCACTTTGCTCTGTTCTTTACATACTCGGCTTGACGGCGTAATAATGATTTTGTATTACGGGAGGGCTTAGGTGGCTGAGTTTGAATAGAGGGTTTAATTTCTATAAGATACTTTTTGAGTTCTCCGGTTTTTGTTTTGAGAGTTATATTTGAATCTACGAAGTAACGAGATACTTTTCCGGTGAGAGGGTTTTGATAAGGTACTATAATTGATTCTGATCCCCAACTTACTACAGCGGGGTTGTAGTCGCACCATCTAAAGTATTTTAACTCATAAGATGAACGGTAAAGGATAGGGAGAGTGCCTTTATATTTCTCCGGATGGTTGGGCTTAAAGATGCCCTGCTTGAACTTAGATGTTCTTTTGCGGTTCATTTACCAGTCTTTACAAGCTTGGTAACGAGGGGTGCCTGGTTTAGCAGATGAGCATTTATGACGGGCTCTAAAAGATTTTTTGCGTTTAGTATTACCCGATTTACCAGTAACTCTTACACCGGCTTGACCCCAGTGAATGCGTTTATAACCGCCTCCTGGAGCCTTAACACATTTCATCCACTTCTTACCCGGACGGGTTGATGAAGCTTTCTTAGTTACTTTGGTGCAACGGGCAGATTTAGCTTCTTCTAAGATTTCTAATACTGTATTGTTAAAGTCCATAAAGTTATTTATCCAATGAAGAACATAGGCGGTGTTACATCTTCAGCTGAATTTTTAAGTTCGGCTTCTAATGCATCTCTTTCCGATGTTCCTTGATTCATAAAATCTCCATAATTTACACTGCCGCCCCCAAACAAGTTAGTACCTGTATATTTACCTCTAACGTTAGCTACAGTTATTTTAGTTAAAGCCATAGAGTAACGGAATACCCATCTTTCATTTATTATATCTTTTATAGGTCGTTCTAGGTAACAACCTACAATACCTAAATATGACTGTTCAGGAATTGGTTCTGGGATAATTCTTAGTATTTGACTCTTAGGATCAAATCTAAAGTGAGGTGTCATTGCTAAAACTTTTGTTCTAGTATCAATAAAACCTTTTAATATTTCCCACGACACTAAATCAAATCCGAAATTACCAATCATGTAAGAAGAATAAATTTGCTGGGCCATGGCCTGCTCTAAAGTAAATAGAGTATTAATTCCTGTTGACTCTCCATAGTTAAAAGAAAAGCAATCTAATACCCTTCTATAGGATTCAAGATCGTAATCGTAACCGGCCGATAAATTAGCTGTAAAAGAGGAGTTAGTTTCTGGGGTCTGATTAATAAGGGTATCTACCTTAATACCTTTACCTCTTTCGTATTTTTGAGAATCAAAAATTAAAAACTCTTCAGTATACCCTGCATACTTTGTAAAGAACTCCATAGCAATAGCTATATTGTCATGTATTTGTTCATTTGATATCTCTACATTAACTAAAGGTTCGCCAAGCTGCCGGCGGATTCTTTGTGCTAAAGCGCTGTAGCTCTCTATTTTATGGTTTAAATTAGTAGAGCCGGGTGTTGCTCTAGGTAAAACGTTCATATATGTTATTTATTGAACGTTTGCAAACAAAAGCTAGGATAACATAGAAATCATATCAACTAAAGCTCGGCCTCGACTGAAACTCTCTTTCCATTTATCCATCTCTTTAACAAAAGAGTAGAATTCAGCTTCCTGACACATATCTTCAAACTTCTTCATATCAGCTTTAACAAATTGCTGCTTCTCATACTGATCCTGATAAAGATCTACCTCTCCTTCTTCTTTGTAATAAGAGCCTGATAAGTTAGTAAGAACTAAATTCTTATCAAACTTCTTCTTATCCTCTTCAGATAACTTGTGAACAATTCCGTTATAACCTTCTTTGCAAAGCTTAGCTGACTTCTGGACTCCATAACCGTCAATACCATCAACGTTATCAGACTTATCACCTAAGAGAGCTTTATAGTAATTGTACTCGATAATCTCAACACCAACCTCTTCAAGGAAGTTCTGAGGTGTAATAAGCTTCTTCTTTATAGGGTTGTAGTAATGACAGAAGTCATTTACTAGTTGAAGTAAATCTTTATCTACTGAAACAATAATAGTCGACTGAAGCTTCTCTTTTGTGAGCCAGGCAATAATGTCGTCAGCTTCCAACACCCCAGGGTAGATCTGCTTAATGCCTAAGATAGTTAGCCATTTAGACAGTTCGTCGTGCTGTTCGTGGATGAGCTTTGACTTATCGTCATCTCTATTCTGTTTATAGGTTTCCGGTGCCAGTTCCTTACGAAAGTTCGTAGAAGGGTACTTGAGCTTCTTATCCCAGGTAACCCAAGTACTATTAGGTTTAAACTTCTCTTGTAAAGCCTTTACAGACTTTAGGAACATATAAATGGGTCCGGTCCAAACACCTTTAGTGTTAACAAGCTGATGACGGGTCTCAGCAATCCAATACGTCCGCCATAGCAGATTGGACCCGTCGATTACTAGATTATTCATGCCCTTAGTATAGAGGCTTAATATATGAAGTCAAGTGTTGATTTAATTTAGTAAGAGTGTATTATATTTGCATGATTATAAAGAACGATTTGATTAAGCTTTTAAAAGAAAAAGTTGTAACAGTTAAGTTTAAAAAGAAGGACGATTCAGTTCGTAAAATGGTCTGCTCATTATCTAATGACTACTTACCGGAAGCAGAAATAAAACAACCCTTAGAAGAAAAAAATAAAACAAAGAAACAAAACCCAGATATTCTACCTGTTTGGGATCTCGAGAAGCAGGCATGGCGCTCTTTTCGTTTTGATTCTGTGGTGGAATACTTTCCTAACTTTTAATAATTAGAATATTATGGCAGACAAACCTAACATCTATCAAGTTAAACCGGAACAAGTCGGTGGTCAAGAGATTATGGACTTTCTTCGTACACAAATTTCACGCAACTTTAATGGTAATTGTGAAATTTTGAATGAACAAACCACTAATCAGTTAGTTCCTTACTCCAAAACACCCCGACGAATTGTCTCGTTTTTGGTTGAAGCTGGTGGTGAAAAACATTCTCTTTTCTTTGATACAACAGAATGTTCGGCCATGGCAAACATTAACTGGCTTGGTAATCACTAATGGCTAACGAATTCATTCGGGCAGCTACGGCAACATTAAAAGAGGTTGCTTCAACGATGCAGGAACGAGGTGGTCAGTATTCTGACTCCTGGGGGGAAGATGCTATTTGGCTTTTAACAAAAGCTCTTGTAAAGAAGTATACTGATAAAGACTTATCAGAAGAAGAATTGGCCTGTATTGGTCTAGCTGTCTTTATTGATCAAAAGTATAGTAGGTTTATTGGTGGTTATAAGCACGATACGGCTCTTGACTTAGTTCCATATCTAGCTGCCTTAGTTGAGAAGGTCAAAGATTAATTGTATACTATAGCTGCAGGTAGACCTCCATTAGCTGTTTGTTGCATGAAGAGTTGTGATAAAATGCTTGATGTAGGTAAAGGATTTGAATTAGAGCCACGCTGAGGCATTAAACTGCCCCAATACTGTGTTATAGCAGTATTAGCACCTAAGCCAAAAAACGTAGAAGCCCATAAATTATAACCGTTATTATAACCTCTAACCGATAAACTTACTCCATTGCCACCTGCTTTAAAATTAGTATCTCCTAAAGTAGGTCTAATAATAAGCCAAAATAAACCTGTCGGTCTATAAGGAGTAGTTAATGTCATTGTCTTTGAGCCTGTTGTGCTTAAACTAAATCCTACTTTTTCAATATATGTATCTGGTAAACCGTTTGAATTAGCTGCATATATTCCAACTTCAAGTTGAGCAGTTGGATGAGTGCCTGATATATGATCTATACGAATTGTACTAAGACTTTTACCGTTTGTACAATAAAACGGTAGTGAGTAACCAGGCGGATTGTCAGTGCCCCAATTAAATACAAATGCATCATCTGCTCGGGACTGCATCATATAAGGACCTAATGCTGTATTAGTACCTAACAG